AACATTTTGTATCATTTGTTTTTTTGGCATTCTTTTTCATTGGTGCCAATAAAATAGTTGCGCCCGACTCACAGAGGCCACAGCAACCCAGTGCCGCAGTGTGTGCCAGGATTTCTGTATCATTTATTACTACATCAGCTACATATGGCGACTTAACTAGCTTGGATGGGCGTTTTACGATAGCCCCTTCGACTAAATTATCTAGTTTTAAAACAAGCATTTTATTTATTTGTACTAAAAATAATATTCTACAAAAACTAAATCAATTTTTTTCAAATACTTTGAGTTATTTAAGAATTTTACCTAGCAAATTATTTTTTCTGAGTTATTAGCATATATGGTAACAAAATATTACTTTATATTATAAAACTAACATTAGTTATTTTTTCCCATTTTAAAAAGTTCAAATATTTTTTCCAAAAGTCAAAAAGGGAAATGAAATTTGGACATTTATAAATGTCCATTTTTGAATATAGGAAAGACTTTCTGGAAAATGATTTTTCTCACTTTTTTGAAAAAATTGTGACCATAAAAATTTTTAGCGTCTCATCGTTGAATCAACTTTTTCAAATTTTGTGACGATAATTTTTTTGAAAATATATATATTTGAAATAAATATTTAGAATTATTTTCTATACTTATTTTATGGAAATAATTGGAAACGATTTAGTGGCAAAAAGTGGCAAAAAGTGGCAACTTGATTACTATTGTGAAAAATGTGATTATAAATGCTGTAAAATATATAATTGGAACAAACATATTTTAACAGCGAAGCATAACAAGGAAATTTTGGTTGATGATTTAGTGGCAAAAAGTGGCAAAAAGTGGCAAAGTGAATATTTATGTGACAACTGTGAAAAAAGTTTTCAAACTAATGCTGGATTATGGAAACATAAAACAAAAGGAAAATGTGTAAAAACGGACAAAATAATTGAAGAAAAAAATGAAGTTATTGATTTATATAAAAATACTATTAACAACAAGGACGAACTTATTATAACGCTCCTTAAACAAAATGCGGAATTAATAAAAGGACAACAAGATATGATGGTTAAACTAAGTGAAAACGGAATTAACAATAATAATCATAGTAATAATAATAATCATAGTCACAATAAAACATTTAATTTACAATTCTTTTTAAACGAAACTTGTAAGGATGCTATGAATATAATGGATTTTGTTGAATCTATTAAAGTACAATTATGTGATTTGGAAAAGGTTGGACAAATTGGTTATGTAGAGGGTATTTCAAATATCATTGTAAAAAACCTTAATTCACTGGATGAAACAAAACGACCAGTTCATTGTACAGATGTAAAGAGAGAAGTATTATATGTAAAAGATGAAGATAAATGGGAAAAGGAGAATAAGGATAAACAAAAGTTAAGAACTGTTGTTAAAGAGGTTGCTTATAAAAATTCCAAAATGTTAAAAGAATACAAATCAAAGCATCCAGATTGCGACAAAAGTGATTCAAAATTCTCAGACCAATATAATAAATTAATTATTGAAGCCATGGGAGGCAAAGGAGATAATGATTTGGAAAAAGTAGACAAAATCATTAAAAATATTGCGAAAGAAGTGACTATTGAAAAATAGTTGGTTCTTTAAGTTGTTTTGAAATATATATTATTTTTCAAAATAAATAAGCGTTATATACTTATTTTGAAACACACAATTACATGAATGAAATATTTTCTAATTTAATATCTTTATTTAAAAATGTAAAATTTAATATAAACAAAATTAGCAGTTTTTCATTTCTAAATTCTTTCCTTACCTTATCAAATGCTACTAATAATTCATACTTTTTCTCTTCAGCAATATCAAATTGACCGTCTTCTATCATTTTTAATATTTCTATAGCATTGTATCCTTTTTCGTATAACTTCGAAACAAATGAAAACAATGTAGTTTCCGACATATTTTCTATAATTTCTTGATTTATATTTTTTTTCAGCCAGTCATATCGAGTCTTATTTATTGCGTCAAAATTAAATATTCGTTTCAAATTGTATTTATATAAATTAATTATTTTTCCTTCATATTCTGGCTCAGGAATATATATTTCACAAAAACGAGACAAAATAGGTCTCAATAATTTATACTTATCTTCTACTATTATAAAAAAACGTGTATTATGACTGAACAATTCAATACATCTACGTAGAGCAGATTGAGCATCCATTGTTAATTTGTCACCATTTAAAAGGACAATACTTTTAAATGTGTTGCCTCCATTTGAATTAATGTGAGTTTTGGCAAAAAATTTAAGTTCTTCTCTAATAAACTTGATGCCTTTTCCGTGAGCACAATTGACATACATTACAAAATCCTTTATTTTGTCTTTATTGTTGTCGTATATGAGAGAAATAAAATCGTTTACCATTGTACTTTTTCCGGAACCACTTGGACCATTAAAAATAATATTGGGAATCTTATGTATATTGTGAAAATATTCTAACTTTTCTTTTATATTTTGATGAATTTGTATTTCTAATGACATTTTAATATTAAGTTATTTGTTATTAATATTAAAACAGTATTTTTATATTTTAATATTACGTAATTCAATATTGAACTATATTATTGAGCTTTTATATTATTGAGCTTTTATATTATTGAGCTTTTATATTATTGAGCTACCATATTATTTTATACAGCACTAGACAAACTGTGTGTATATGGATTATCCATAAATGCTTGTAGCAACCCAGGTTCAATTCGTTGACAACCAATATCACTATCATATAGTTGTGGTGCTTTTGCAATAGTTCCATATGTTTGTAGCGATGGACCTCTTTGAACCACCGCACTTGGTGCCCACATTCTATTATTGTTCCTATCTGAGTCTACTCTAGCAACCGATACATTAGTATGATTATTAAAGGTTTTGGCATTTCCTTGATTTGTTCTTGAAACAACGAGTCTCTCCTTTACTTCATTATTCGTTTGTCTATAATTAGAATCATATTGTCTAGCACCATAATTTGATGTAGCAGGATTCAATTGTGATTTTGTTCCTGTAGTATCACGTTGATTCGCAATAGGTTGTTGTTCAGATACCTCATATGCTCCATTTATTTGGTTTCCAACGTAACCATTTGGTTGATATATAGTCGTCTCTTTTACAGTGGTTACAGGAACATCGCCTTGGGTTTTAACGTAATTACCTGGAACTTCTCCTGCCATATTTCCATAAACTCTCATATTACACACATATTCCTCCTTTCTGGCTGGTTTTAATATATCCATAATTGGAGCAATTGCTGCCCCTATAGCACTTGAAAATCCCGAACCAAATGTTTGAGGTTGACTATTTATGCTACGATTATTAGTATAATTTGTATGACTTTTAAGATAATTTTCAGCATCGGTGGATGGTCCCGAGCCAACTGATACAGAAGGTCCGACATCACATCCTTCCCATTGGACACGCTTTGAGTCTTCATGGACGCCAGGAATATAACTAGCCGTTTTCAAAGTCGCATTGGGCGTTCCAGTTAACTGAGCAGTGGTTTCAATACGAGCAGAATCTTTGAATACTTCCGTCGCAACTACACGTTGAGCTTTTTCAGCTCCAGTAGTTGTTAACCAACGGTCTTGAGAATTTATGAAAAAAGTATCTGGTCTATATTTTTCAACCTTTCCTAAAATTCCAACATTTGTAATAGTTGATTGAGCAGGACCTTGATGATTTAATAATGAATATTCTTCTTTTGGATTTGTTGCTACACGCAATTCATCCACCGTTTTTGGAAGCCAACTGTCTCGGGATTCCATCCCAGAATTGAATCCACCGCTTCCATTTGTAGAATATCCTTTGTCTAAACCAGGTCCGACATGAATAGATTCAAATGGTTTCACCATACTATTTTTTTGAGCGGGATTTACTCTTGATTGATAAAAATCACTCATATTGGGAGCCCCATACGCCCATTGCATATTCTCTTGTGGCTTGAATAAAGGAGCTTGCTCTATTTTTTTAATTAGTTGAGAACCAGTTCCGGCATAATTATCTAAAATGTTTTCAGCATTATTATTGTTGTATATTTGTCCTTTTGGTTTTCCACCATTAAAAGGAACCATATTGTTATGCTTAAACTCTTTTGAATCCAAATAATTTCCGGTTAATGAATATACTTGTTGTATTGTGTTTCCTACATTCTTATTATTTCGTTCTCTTTGTTCATACAAATTTTGATTAAAGTATTTGTCAGTTGCTGTATTAGGATTGACATAATGCTGAACTGTATCTGTTAATTCTGTATTATTCATTATTGGATAATTTTGTGGAGGAGTAGTTGTATTTGGTAAATAATTTACCGGTTTTCCCATATTCGTAAATTGTTCTGTTTTCTTTCCTTTTGGAACATTATTATTTTTGTCTTGATATGCTTTTTTTGGAATCGTATTTTCATTCGTTTGTTGATTTGATATGACATACATTCCACCTAATGCGATTAAAGGTATAGCTAATTCCATATTATATTATATATATAAACTATTTTTATTAATATTAATATTTATACAAATAGTTAAATTTTTATTTTTGACATACTAAAAATATTTATCAACATAAGAAAACACAATCAAGCCTGAACCACCTGTGCCACCTAATATAGTGTTAGTTCCAACTCCACCTCCACCACCTCCGCTTCCAGTTCCATTTACCCCACTTTGTGCCCTTATTCCTGTTGCCCCTCCTGTCCCACCTAAAGATACTCCTCCAATAAATCCACCAAAACTAGCTGTAATGCCAGCACTTCCTCCACCACCACCTCCTGCTAAATTATAAACTTTATTTGATTTACTCAAATACAACCTAATTCCAGCGCCACCTGTTCCACCTCCAGTTATGCCGCTTCCGCTTATTGTTCCACCTAGGCCTCCAGCTCCACCTCCAGCTCCACCTCCAGTAGTGTTTGCGGAAACACTGCCTCCGCCAACATTAGAAAATGTGTTTACATTTTGTATGGTGTAAATATTAGCATTTGTATTTGTTATTGAACCTGTTCCTGCTGTATTTCCAGCTGCTATTTGTGTTCCACCCCCACCACTAGATGGAGTTCCACTTGGTATTCCAATTAGAACAGGACCAAGAGCAGCACTAGAACCACCAAATTGTCCACCTTTTGCTTGATATGTTACACCATCTACGCCATTTATTCTACCATAAATATAAGTGTCACTACCAGCTAATCCAGGATTACCTCCTGCTCCAACAGAGTAATTAATTGTGCTATTTGGCTCTAATAATACATTATTTATTAATAATACTTGTCCGGCACCCCCTCCTCCAGCAGGTCTTCTAGTTGTGCCTGCTAGACCAGTTCCTCCTCCACCACCACCACCAACTAATAATATATCTGCTACTATAGGATTTATATTGCTACTAATATTAAAACTTCCAGTAACTGTGCTAGTATCAGTAATTTCGTATGTTTTGAATAATGAGCCTGAATAAGAACTGTTTGTTGTTACTACACTTGGAGTTGAAAATACAAACGATGTTGACGTATTTATTAAAGGAATATTTGTCCCTGTTGGTCCTTGAGACCCAGTTAATCCCTGAGACCCAGTTAATCCCTGAGAACCAGTTAAACCCTGAGACCCAGTTAATCCCTGAGAACCAGTAGCACCTGTAGCACCTGTAGCGCCTGTAGCGCCTGTAGCACCTGTAGCACCTGTTACACCTTGAGCACCTGTAGCGCCTGTAGCACCTGTTAC